CTTTTTTGCCAAAGGTGACCGATAATGAAACTCGTTAAATGTGTCTGTTGAATCAGGCGAATTCTTAGCAGAATTGATAATATTTCCACCGGGATGCTTGAAATCGGTGATGTCGTAGGTCACGCCGTCGACTGTGATTCTATTCGATGAAGTCGACATAATATATAATAACAATAGTTATGTTTATATAGATTATATTTTTCAAATACTAATAAATCAATGTATAAACATAAAATTGAAATCGTTATGTTTATATTTCACTCGTAGCATCGTTCGTTCATTATGTCTACTTCTGTTGAATCCGTCACCCCCGACTCCGTCGTTCTTCATCTGGAACGCAAACCCCCCACCTCTGAAGAATACTGGCCTTTAACTATCGACGCGGTGAATGCCTGCGATATATCGTTCCTCAATGACAAATGGTCAGAGGATATGGTCAAAGACGGTATGCGTTCAATTATTCGCGTCGGCCAATTGCCCGAGATGAAGAACCAAGAAATAAATGTATGGAAACATCTCTCTGAATACAGCCCGCCCGCCGACCGAGGATTTATGTTCAGTTATGGCGATGACCGCATTGTTACACTTGTCGGCGACAATATGGAAACTGGACACTCCGGTGCAAGTATGGGATGGACAATGCGTCAAATCGAGTTCATCGCGAAGAACGGCATTCCAGCGTATCGAGAGAGGTTTCTTCGCCGGAATAATTAGGTAATGTATCTACATTGATAAACAAGTGAGTATTCTTACCGTGTTTCAAGAATTTCGCTGCCAGAGCTGCGTGTTTCTTGTATTTTTTATATGTGATTTTGTATTCATCAAAAATCGAATTATGAATTTCATTTGCCGGGATATGCCCGTGAACCGACCGCGAAATCATCTTATAAAGTTTGAAATCAGGGTATCTCTCTTCACCACTCGATTTATAAAGAACATTGCGTCCTTTATCATCCATCGTCCATTTCACGACGAGTTTGATAATCGGATCGGTTTTACACAGTTTTTCAACCTTGTGCAGGTCATATACAAAATAGTCGAATAAAGCGCAGGCCAAGCGGCATAAATCAAAACTGAAGTTAGGTTCTACAGTCGGCTTATCCGGATTATAAAACGGGGGGAAATTATATTGCGTTGCAGCATCGCCTTTCGGGTGGAAACTGTCGCTACATATAAGCTCTCCGCGGAATTTGTATATTGCACGACCGAAATCGATGATTTTGAAAATACGACCGTATGTCGGGACTTTATAATACTGACCCTCGAATAAGTAATAAACGAACTCTTCCGTAGTTTCGATGAACATTATATTATTCGTATGAAGGTCGTTATGCGTGAAAGCAAACATTTTCTGATAGATGACAAGTGTCATAATCACTTGAAATAGAAGAGATGTCCATTCTTCTTTCGTGAGTTCATCATGCATCATAATATTGTCAAGTGTGCTTACACATTTTTCGAGTAAAATCGCTTGGATGGGGAAGTCTTTGATTTTAACGATGATTTGTTCATCATCACTGTAGTCTGAATACTCGCTCCCACTCCCGCTTCCACTTTCGTCGCGGTCGTCGTTGTCGCCATCGCCATCGCCATCGTCATCGTCATCGCCATCGCCACCGCCATCGTCATCGTCATCGCCCTCGCCCTCGCCATCGCCACCGCCACCGCCACCGCCACCGCCGTGTTTCTTGTTATTTTTACTGCTTTTTTGTTTATTCTCGCTATCGTCGATGCTGTCCTCATCATCCATATCACTATCCATTGTCGTATACGATGAATTGGATTGTGATGTAGTACTACCACTGTCGCTGTCGTTATTGTGTGGCGTTTTCTTGAAATTATGTATATCTATATCTATATCTATATCTATATCTGTCTGGTGTGTATCGAAATCATCCATATTTATTTCTACCATGTCGAGAGACGATGATAATACATGAACTACTGGTGCTGGTTCTTCGGCGGACAGAGTCGCCGTCGCCGTCGCCGTCGCCGCCGTATCCGTATCCGTATCATCCACCGTAAATTCAATGTCATCTTCCATAATTTGAATGGGAACGTTATTCCCTCCTTGTAAAACAGGATTGAGTTTATTCCGTAACTTCATCCATTTATTATTATTATTATTATTATTATTATTATTATTAAGCATACTCGTTTCATCGTCGCCAAATTGCGAATAGTCGATTGTAAACCGCTCATTTTCATAGGTAGTAAAAAATGAACAATCTGCCAAATAATCAATATCATCGAATACATTCGTCGAGAATTCGCGTTGCTTACAAAGATAGCTGCCATAATAATCAAGCCCGTGGACAATCCCGTGGGTATGAAGAGCACAACTCGTTAAATAGGAGAAAAATCCATCAACATACGACGAATTATTGGTATTGAGCATTTTTTCTTCACAGGTATCTGGTGTAGAATCATATTTAGGAAGTGATGACTTCGCAGCCAGTGTTGGTTCATATTTGCCTGACAAATATCGTATCGGGTCTAACAGCGGCGAATACTTCACAAACATTGGGACATTTATCGTGTTTCCAGAATCATCGCCTATCACCGTTTCCAAATGGTTTAGTGAAGAATTACGGGTTTCGTCATTTGCTTCTGCTTCACCTCTTTTTTCAGTTTCCATAATTCGCGACTGATGCTCAATGATATTTTGTAAATAATAATGCTGGTTCAATTGTATGTTGTTGTAGTTTGTATCGTTGATATCGAAAAAACGCCTGTAAATCGGAATATAATTCTGGATATCATACAATAAAGCACTATCTATCTTCTCCGGCGTGTATTTATGTTTACGGTAGTGAAGTTGGAATAGCGTCGGTGTCGGTGTCGGTGTCGGTGTCGGTGTCAGCGGCGTAGCCATTTTTCCTAAATGACGGATGACGGATGACGGATGACGGATGATAATATGATTGTTCGATAGAAGTTTTATATTGGTTTTAAACGGGCGTGATTGCTTCGTGTAAAATATAACAAAAAAATATATATCATTTGTAATACTATAACTTCAGTTCGAGGATTCATTGATAATGAATTTAGAGCTCGCCAAATTCGATATGAAGGCAATCAGCTTTCGTCCTGATGAAAATAAGGGCCCAGTTATCGTGCTCATCGGGCGCCGTGATACCGGTAAAAGTTTCCTCGTCCAGGACTTAATGTTTCATCACCAAGACATTCCTATCGGCACGGTTATCTCCGGGACAGAAGCCGGCAACGGTTTCTTCGCCGCCCATGTGCCAAAACTATTCATACACGACGCTTATAATACAGCAATCATCGAGAATATTCTCAAACGGCAAAAGGCAGTTCTAAAGCAGGTAAAAAAGGAAATGGATACATACAAGAAATCGTCCATTGACCCGCGCACATTTGTCGTTTTGGATGACTGTTTGTATGATAACAAATGGACGAAGGATGTGATGATGCGTCTCCTCTTTATGAACGGGCGTCATTGGAAGATAATGTTAGTCATCACAATGCAATATCCCCTGGGTATCCCTCCAAATCTCCGCACGAATATCGACTACGTTTTTATCCTCCGTGAACCATATATTGCGAATCGTAAGCGAATCTACGACAATTATGCTGGTATGTTCCCTACTTTTGAGAGCTTTTGTCAGGTGATGGACCAGTGCACTGAGAATTACGAGTGTCTGGTCATCAATAATAACGCGAAATCGAACAAATTACAAGACCAAATCTTCTGGTATAAGGCACAACAGCACGGGCCATTCAAGTTGGGCAGTAAGGAGTTCTGGGAAATATCGAAGAATCTCGGTTCTGATGATGAAGGCGAACAGTCGTATGACCCTAATGCTGCGAAAAACAGTAAGGCACCGAAGATTAATGTGAAGAAGAGTAAGTGGTGATGGAAATTTGCTCTCGGGATGGCGAGAGCGTTTCTCCAAAATGACAAGCGGTTATACAAATTAGCATTCAATCGAAACCGCTCTATAATATTATAGAGCGGTTTGCCAAAATTAGCATTTTACCCCTATTTTTCGCTTTTTTGTATAAAAGCGACGACCGTTTTAAACCATCGCTTTCATA